CTGGCACCATGCCGCCTGCTGCTGCACGTTTACCTGCTGGTGGTGGGTCAAAACCTAATCCTTCATAGTCAACTACAGCAACCGTCGTACTGCGGCAGTTGAAGTGTTGCGGTGGTTTCGGACCCTTGCCATACTCAAATTCTCTGCCATCCAATGCACGACAAATGGCAGAAGTGCGAGTATCAAGCGTTGCGACATAACGGTATTTTTTTGTGATGTCTTGGTTGGCTTCATAAACTTGCTGTGATGCGGCATTAGCAACCTGATTGATGCTAGTGCGGACCAATGCTTGCACTTGATTATTCGCTACCGTTGTCGCTTGACCGCCTGCAGCAGCGATCTGTTTAGGACTACCAGGTTGCCCAAAACGCAATCTACCTTTAAGCCTGCGGCTGATGTCATCTGTCGTCTCACCAGTCAGCAACCCATTGCGGACAACTTGAGCAAACAATTCGGCTTGATCTTCTGCGATGCCACGGAATGCTTTTTCAACGATTTTGCCATTGGGCAATGTGATCGTTGCACCTTGAGCAGCAGTTAGGCTAAATGTCTGTGGTGCACCCTGCACTGCAGCAAATAGATCATCCGACAGTGTGACCACATTGATCTGCGTTGGATCGGTGGTGACGACGGCTTGAGCAAACTGCGGGCTGATCTCTACGGTGCGGACGATGTTGCGACTGCCGCGTGGTAATACCTTTTTAAGTTGTTCTTCTACAAATTCAGACTGCAACTCAGCTAAACCCTGTAGTTCTAATGCTGTTAGTTCAGTGCTGTCGCCTGCCCATGTTGCCAATGATTCCTTAAGTTGCGCCAGGATTGATCGCAGTCGTGCAGCCTTGAATGATTCGTCAAGGTCTTCAATCGTACGCAGTTGATTAACAGCATCTAAAATAATGTCGTTATACGAGTTAATTACCCTGCGGGCAACGCTGTTGCTGTAGCGATTCAGATCAATCGCATTACGATATAACGCTTCTGGTGTGCTCATTCTTCATCCAGTCCCAGATGTTCTGGATCATACGGGCAGATCATTGAAATATCAGCACCGCCAAGCATTGCTTGCTTTGCAACTGCCACAAAACCTTCAATCGTATCAACACCTTCATCGACTAACTTTACTTCATCAACTTGTAAGATTTCACCATCATTATCACGCCATTCCATTCTTACAACAGCAAAATATCGATTAGGCAGTTCTTGCTGCACATAGTGAAAAATGCGCTTCTCCGACGTGTCCGATTCCATGACCCGTTGGCAGCTACCACCATCATGCCGCATCGTCATCGATCACTGTGTCTTCTTCTGCTGGTACTGGTGCTGGTGTAGGCGTCGCTTCCATCAACCCACCGTTTTGCGTTGCATCTAGTTCTTCCTCTACATCAAAGTCATCGCCAAGCACTTCGCCTTCTGATAGCTGCATCAGCAGCGTTTCTTGCGTGATCGTGCCTGCGGTGTAAAGCTGCAGCAGTGCTTGGATTTCTTGCGGCTCCAGTCTGGTGCCAAGGAAATCACGGTTGACGTAGCAGCTACCAGGTTGCCGATCACCAAGGTACTGTGCATGGAACTGCAGGCAGTTGTCGATCATGTCCTGCATGTTCTGAGCGATCACCATCATGGTTGAGTCGCCTTGGCTGCGGTCCAGTCGTTTAGCTTCTGCGGTTTCAGCGGATAGCTTCTGACCAAGCACAGCAGACAGACCCAGTTCATTGATCTGCTTTTCAATTTGATCTAGCCGTTGGAACTGCGATGCAAACGCATCAGATGATGGAGCAATATATTCTGCACGTCCATCAGCAGGAAATGCAATCGCTTCACCAGGGCCAGCCGATACTTCTTCAGCAGCAGACGGGAAGCCATAGAACGCAAGCATCGGTACTGCCGAGATGTGCAGTTGATTGTCAAGGTCCGATTGGATCTGATACGCCTTGAGGTTTAGGTTGGCAATGTCCTCCAGTGGTGGACGTGATTCCAATGTATTTACACGATTGGAATATGCGACAGCAAATGGGATGCGATCAAGGCTAGTGCGACCTTCATCAACGACGCGGAAGTCACCTTTCTTTTCGTCACGCTGGAACAGCTTAAATTCGCCAGGCGACAGCACACGGATCTGCTGCACTTCTTTTTCGCCGTAGTCACCATCAGGCACGATGATGGATTCTGACAAGCGAAGCTGCATTAGCTTCTGTTCACCATCAATAATTTCAGCACGCCAGCCCAAGATTTCTCTTGGTGTGTAGCTGCACCAAAAAGGTCTACCACCATCACGCGGTGCATCAACTAAAACGCCGACGTGACCGTAACGGATCATCTTGCGGGCAGTCTCATATGTCCAAACGTTCAGGTCATTACCGTTCAGGTCAACATTAAAAAGCTGCTCACGGATCTGGTCTGATGTATCATTCAGCCTGACAGGTTTGCGCGTGAGCATACCAGCCAGCATCCGCTCAAGCCGTTGATAATACGGCGGGCAGATTGAAGTGCTCAGCCTGCGGTCATAGCTTTCATCCAGTTCGCGTGGTTCTTGCAAAAGGTAGCGGCGATGACGACGACGGATTTCATAGGTGCCGCCGATTAGGTCTTCGATCAGCATCCAGTGCGGTTCTTGGTTTCGGTAGGCAGAATTTGGATCATTGACCTTTGAAACCTTGGCGAACAGTTGCCGGTCGTAATGTGAGAAGCCAGAGTACACGCCTTAATCCCGCAGGTCGATGCCTACAGTTTAATCTGCCAGCAATAATGCAAGCTGATCCGCAACTGGTGGCAACGCTCGCGCACCCCATTGATCAGCCATTGCATCAGCAATGCCTAAATAAGTGCGACTACGGTTCTTCCAACGATCCTTGCCACTCATTTTCCATATCTTTGGCTCACGACCCTCTACAACATTCGTGGGACGTAATCGCGGCAAATTTTTCAGCCAAAGACAAGTTGCCTTAGTCTCACCGTGCCCATGCTGCCACGGGTGAATGGTTTGATCGGCAAGTCTGATTCGACTACTGATAATGCTGACTGGATTTTCAATGCACCATCGATCGATGGGTGAGTCCATTAATAATTGAACAAAAGCTAAGGCATCTTCTGTCAGCTGTGGGTCACGATGACCATTTTTAGTCCAGTGCATCCCGCTTACAGCCAAATAAGTACATGGCGGATGAGCGATCATTAAATCCCAGCCATCGTTGATGATGTCTTCAACTGGTCCTTGGTAGTGAAATTCAGGATCTGCTTCACATTCCAGCAGATCACAACTCATGGCAAAGTGCCCGCGTCGTCGGAAAGCATCACGAACACGTCCGCTGTATTCACAAGCGACTAGGACACGCATTAAGCAAGCGTAGCTGCATAGGCTGTCATTGCATCTTGGCGAGCTTTGGTGGCTGCGACCATGGCGTCGTGTTGTGCCTTGGTGGCGGTGCGGGTTTTGTTGGCGGCGTAGAAAGCGTCCTTGGCTGCGCGTTCTGCGGCGAGGAGTTGACGGACTTGAGTGAGAGTCATTTGCTTGAAGTGTGTGTACGGGGTGATCCCCCATGACCTAAAGATAAACCACCATGCACCCGCTTCCACCTGTTGCGTGCTACTTTTGCAGCTGGCTCAATAAATCCTGATTCCGGTGCCGCGGCCAGCTCTTGCGTGCAGTGGGTTGAACAGACGCCACACCATGTAGCCGATCGCATCGTTCATGTGATCATATCCAGCATCTTTATCTGGCGTGCCGCCCTTTTCCGTGTAGCTTTGCAGCTCCAAGCATTCAATCAGCTTCTTACAGTTCTGCGTGATCTGTACCCTGACTTCACCTTTCCCATTTTCCAAAGCAGCTTGAACAGCAGCCACCCGATCACGAACGGGAGGATTTGCTTTTGGTGATTGATTGCTGAATCCATACGATGATAAGATTTCAATATCAGTCCGCGTGGCGTTTGTGCTTCGGTTTCCGCCTGATGCGTCAGGGTAGGCATAGAGTTGGCGGTTGTTATATCGTCGGTTGATTTCTTGCCCGATGAAGTCGGTGTCATGGCCGCCACTGATTTCGTCAATGACAATCAGTTGCTTTTGCGTTCTGACTGCGATAACAGCAGACATGTTACCGATGTTGAAGTCAATGCCAACATGCAGTGGTTCACCGTCGTGGTTGAATGATTTGATGACATGCTTTTCACGATCAAACCTGTCATAGACTTGGCCTGTGTTCAGGTTTACAAACTCACCGTCAAGATAGGCTTTTAACAAGCTCGGATCATAGTTAGCTTTAAGGCGTTCAATGAAATCTGGCGGAAGATGTGGATTATCTGCTGTCTTCATCTTGATGAGCTTGCGGTCTGGGCGGGCAAGTGCCTCAGGGCTGCCAAATTCGTTATACAACCACTTAAAGCCTTCTGGCGTGGATGCTGCAGCAAACTGCCGTACTACACCGGATCGCAAACGACCGAGGATCTTGGGAAACGCCTTTGATGTGATCGCGGTATTTACAACGTCTACCTCATCAGCACAGCAAAACGCAAGGTTCAAGCCGATGATCCGTTGGTAGTTCTCAAAGCTGCGGCATAGGATTTTGGTGTCACCACCAGGCAGGTGCAAGATATATTCCGGCAATGGTGAGGCTCTGAATGAATGCGGGATTTCATAATGCTCTAAGAATTCATCAAAGTCATTCAGCCAGATGTCACGGATCAGCGGACCAGTTGGTTCCATGACGCAACCAATGAAGCCTTGATTGGCAATGGCTAGCGCAAGCGTTTTGGCGCATAACGCTCGGGTTTTGCCTGCACCGTACCCTGCAGATATTGCCAAGATTTGTGAGTTTTGATCTGATACAAAGTTCAGTTGCCCTGGGTGCAGGTCAGCCTTGATGCGATCTAATAGTGCGTTGGCATCTTGCAACTGGTGTGCTTCACCGAGCTTTTGCAGGATGTTCCCTTCAGGAACAGCATCAAGAATTGACATTGCGTAAACACGCTTCACGCAGTCGCCCGCGCTTTTCTTCAATCAAGTGCATCGACGATACGGTGCAACACGCCGTCACATCATTGATCTTCATGCAGACGCGATACATGCTGTCCTCT